GACACATCGGACTTCAAAAGAATCCTCTATTTTCCGTAGAGATTTTTAAAGAAATATGCCATTTAAGAAATGACATCGATCTTATTTGGGTTGGAAAAGGTGAAATGCAAAACGAAGTTCAGAAAAGACGTTCTGAAAGAAGTTGACGCGGATACCTACGTTTCACGTCATGCTGATAGTATGGAAGATTTTCAATGTGGTGCAGAGTGGCAGTCAAAGCAATCGCCTTGGATAAGCGTTAAGGAACGGTTGCCGGAAGAAGAACAAAAAGTTTTCGTTTTGACAATGCGTTATGGCGTACCATATATTCAAAAAGAAAAGTTTCGTAGAAGCAGCAATTTAGATACAAAGGAAAGATGGATTCACGGAAACAGTATCGTGTTGGCATGGCTTCCTATTCCGTCTTTTGATGAGATATTAAAGAACAACAATAAAAAATGAAAGCAATAACCATAAAACAGCCGTGGGCCTCTTTGATAGTCCATGGTATTAAAGACATTGAGAACCGTACTTGGAGCTGCCCTAAGAAATACTTAGGGCAGAGGTTACTGATTCATTCAAGCGGTAAACCTTTGAATTATGATAATTTCTATGATTCAATACTTACCAATGAGCAGTTATTGGCATTACCGGAAAACAAAGAGTGGAAAGATTTTAGTTTTTGTACAGGCTCCATAATCGGAAGCGTCGAGATAATAGACTGTGTACAAAACCATCCTTCCATCTGGGCAGAGAAAGGAGTTTATAACTGGGTACTAGCTAACCCTATTCTCTACGAAAATCCAATTAAGGACGTGAAAGGCAAATTATCCTTTTGGGATTATCCCGGTATCAAAGAGGTAAAGATAGAATGTCCGGAATGTGGCAGTATAGAAATAGCTGTTGAGGACTATACAACGGCACCATTCCCAACTTATTTGCATAGGTGTAATAAGTGTGAACATGTGATTATAGAAAGTGAGTGGAAGGAGGTAAAACAAAAATAAAATGAGTGAAGCAAAAATCATATTAGATGCCTGTTGCGGCAGTAGGATGTTTTGGTTTGATAAAGAAAACCCTTTGGTCTTATTTACTGACATCAGAGATGAAGAGCATACTCTTTGCGACGGTCGAAGTCTGAAAGTTCATCCGGATATTGTATCTGATTTTACCAATATGCCATTCCTAAATGAATCTTTTAAACTGGTAGTCTTTGATCCGCCCCATCTTTTAAATGTGGGTAAAGAAAGTTGGTTGGCCAAGAAGTATGGTAAACTTCCCGAAGATTGGCCAAGGGTGATAAAAAAAGGAATTGATGAATGCTTTCGAGTACTTGAAAATTACGGCGTTCTCATTTTCAAATGGAATGAAGACCAGATAACGGTTAAAGAAGTATTGAAAGCCATCGGACGGCAGCCGTTGTTCGGTCACACCACCGGAAGACATGGCAAGACTATGTGGATGTGCTTTATGAAACTACCAATTAACGAATAACTGATTAGAAAGGAGTGAAAAATGAAATATCCTAAAGTAAAGAAAAAGAAAAAATTTAAAAGAGATTGTCATAACTGCACTTTCTTTGCTGCATGCGCAGATAGATATCACAGGAATGCTGTGGATTGCAAAAGGTTTAGATTTTGTTCTATGTGTAAAAGTATATAAAAATGATTAGAGCAAGATTTTTTGTAGAAAAGAAAAAATGTGATGGAGATTATCGTCCATTAATATGGCCCATTCAATACCCATACTGGTGTACAGGTGAGAATGACAGATTTTTTATTTTAGTCGCTTATGTTAATGACATGGATGAACTGATGAATTTATGGCCAGAAGCATCTGATGTTTATATTGAAAAAGTGAATAAGATATTCTTCTCTGATAGGTTCCCGAAACCTTATTGGTACAAAGAGTTAAATCAATAAGAGAAAATTATGAAAACAATATTATTTACAATTATATGTGTTATTTCCCTATTATGGGTCGGAGATCTCACAATTACATTTAAGCCGTTTTCTATATCACTTCCCGGTTGGTATAAGCCTGTAGGTATCATCCTGTTTGTGTTGTCAATGGCGGTATATACTATAGGGGAATATACTAAAGGCTATAAGCATGGTTTCGATGATGGGATAAAGGAATGTGTTGAAATACTTAAAAAGAAAAATCCATGAGCAAACTATACAAAGTAACCATTTTCGGGGAATCATTCCTAATCGGGTGGTTCCCTTTTTCTTCACGCTGGTATAACAAGCTAAAGATAATCAAATGATAGTACGTCATTTTATAAGAGTTCCGGTTGGAAGTACTGTCTATTGCGACAATCAGCCGGTTAAAATACTGGAGAAAGGATATGCCCTTGCTCTATGTGATGTTAATGGGAAACGGGTATATATCACCTGCTATGATTTGGAAAAGAAACCATTCGTCAGCACGAATGGGGAAGAATGAAAAAGAGCCAACCCACGCACGACCATGAATCAGCTCTTCCTTACACGATTATGATGCAAATATACTATTTACTTTTAAAATAATCGTGTTATGGAACTGGATTTTAACAAAATAATTCGCCTTAAAAAGATTAGAATTGAGAAATCAGAACTTTCAGAAGAAGAGAATGCCTTGACTGCCCCGGTTCTGAAAGACAAAAGCCTTATCCATGAAATCTATAAAATATTTGTTAAGTTACTGAATGAGAGAGGATGTCCACCGAATATTGACAGTGTTACCCAGCGGAAGAAGTTCATTTTCATTATCCTGTACCTGTTTTCTCCAAGTTCGCTTGCCGGTGGGAAAATGACAGCTGGGTTACGCGAAGAGATGTCAAGGGTACTTGGGGTTCAGTCCAAGAGTACAATTTCCGACAACTGCGCTGATGTCGTGTTTCTCTATCAGAATTATGGGGATTTCAGCGGGGATATAGAGTATCTTTATACCGAAATCGTAAATCGGTTAAGAATCAAAGGGCTAATCAATTAATGAGCCGGAGTTTAGTGCTCCGGCTTTTGTTATGTGTACACGGTGTTAAAAGTAACAAATATGTTATTTCTTTCTTCATCTTTGTTTGTTTTATTGTAACAAATATGTTACTTTTGTAGTGTCAATTAAAAATGTTCTTTGATTTTATGAAGTATTCAGAGTTTTACAAATTGATTGAATCAGCTGGCTGGACAATCAAAAAGGGAAAGAAACATTATAAATATGTTCATCCCGACTTTGACTACTTTATTCCTGTTGGCAGACATCAGTCTCAAGAGATACCCAATGGTACTCTTGACAGTATGTTGAAAAAGGCAGGGTTAAAGAAGTGAAAGGACTGCACCCACTTCGGTGGGTGCTTTAATTGACGAATTTAAAATACACGATTATGAAGAAGATTAAGGCAATTATTGAAAAGGCGAATGATGGGGGTATTTCCGTATATTCGGAGGATGTGAACGGAGCGTACGGTTTTGGGCTTACAGAGCAGGAAGCGAAAGATGATTTTATGTCCGTACTTGAGGAGCAGGCCGAATATTATAAAGAAAAACATGGAGACTTTCCTGTGTGGTATAAGTCTGGGTATTCTGTTGATTACATATATGATTTAAGCGGATTCTTCGAGGCATTTCCTTTCATAAATGCCAGTAAGTTTGCAAAGGAAATTGGCATGAATGAATCTGTCATGCGGAAATATAAGGGAAAGATTGTAACAGCTTCCGATAAACAAAGAGCTCTTATACAAGAGAGATATAATAATCTTCTCAGAAGAATGGAAGCTGTCAGATTCTGATATTCTAGCCGTGAGGCTCTGATATAAAATCAAGAACTAATTGACAACAGAAGGCGCATCATTTTGGTGCGCTTTTATTGCTTTTAATGAGGTTATCAATGAGTAAGCCGGAGTTTAATGCTCTGGCTTTACTTTTAATCTTTCACATATTTTTGGTAATACTCTCTTGTATTACTTGTTGGTAAAACAAGTGGAATGGAAAACTTTATTTTACTAACACTTTCATTTTGTATTGCATTTTCTGACGAAGTACCAACATTTATAATTTTGGCGATTCCTATTCCTGATTTATTACCTTCTTTTTCGGTAACGGAAATAGCTATGTCCATCTCTATATTTTGTACTTTGGTCTTTCGGTTATAATATTCATAATGAGATTCATTGTCAATATAATATTCTCCTTTTTCAGATTGAATATCATCGGGACAAATTAGGACATGTTTATCTTTGTATTTTTCTTGTGTTTCTGAAACAGCATCTATTATTTGACTAAGTGTTTCTTTTATAAAGTCTTTTAGTTCCATATTTTTTTATTTATAGTATTCTTTCCCTCGTATATTCTTGTGTTCCGGCATATGTGGTTCTCCGTCAAAATGTATTTTACCTCCACAGTGGGGGCAGGTGATGGTGTTGGCATCATCTTTTATATCCATATCATCAACAAAGAAGTCACCAACCTTGCATCCAATAACATCTGCTATCTTCTGTAATGTTCCTACTGTTGGATTTCTACTAAGGTTTTGGGCAAGTGTAACCCTTGTTATACCCATTTTTTTTGCAACGGATTCCATTGTGAAGCCTTTCTGCTTGATTATTGTCTTTACTTCCATGTGTGTATGATTTTAATCAGATGCAAATATAGGGGTAAAAATCGAATAAACAAATTAAATCAGCTTGTTTTGATTGAATATAGTCATTTGTATTAAAATATATTTAGATTATAATCATACTTATGCTGTTTTGTTAATATATGATAATAATCATACAAATAGTATATTTATTTATTGTATGTATGATTTTAATCATTACATTTGCATCATCAGAAACGAAGTAATAACAATTAAAAGATATACGATTATGACAACAAAGAATATCATCAGAGAAGTAAGTTACAAAGGTCACATAATAACAGTGTTTGAAGATGGCTTTCATCAAGAATTTGTAATCATAGATAATGACGAATCAAAGCTGTATGATAGCATTGCAGATGCAAAGAGAGTTATTAGAGGCGAGCAACCTTATTACGAAATAAACTGAGTTTAACCAGCAGGGCGAAAGCCCTGCGCAATATAGAAGGATATGAAAGAAAATATATTTTTAAAAGCAGTTATAGAAAAACCGTTATTGAATAATGAACCAGAAGTTTTACACCTTTTCGTTCAAATTATCAATGAAATAACTTCTTGTATGTCAGAAAACGAGTTAAGAGGCTGTATGAACTCTTTAATAGTAAGATACCCTTATTTTAAACTGTTTTTCGATTATGGTTTCGGACATAATCATATGTGGGTGAAAGCATCAGGTTCTTTAGAAAGATTGATATTGGTTGAGTTCTAATCCGGTAGCCTTATGGCTACCACAATATACACGATTATGAAAGCAGATTTAGTTTTAGTTATCAGCCCTGAAGCCCCACTGATGAAGCAACTGGGCAAGGTATTGGGTAAGATGGTAACCCCTTATGACTTCTCTACTATAGAGAGGGGTGAAAAGTACATCACCATACAGCATGATGAAAC